AAAGAGCAAGTTGCCAGCGCTAAAAGCCACTTAGACGGGCAAAAGTCTACATACTATGAAGAAATTAAAGCTGGATCAAAGCTCACAAGTGAGCAACAGAAAGCCGTTAACTTCTTTGATAGATATAACAAGGAGTCAGAAGTAACTCAAAAAGCAGCTAAACAAAATACAGATGTTTTCACTCAGAAGACCGAGCAGGTTTTCAATGACAAGTTCAAAGGTTTTGAATATAATGTTGGTGAGAAAAAATATCGATTTAATGTTAATAATGCTAACGAGGTTAAGGATACCCAAAGTGATATAAATAATTTTACCAAAAAGTTTTTGGATAAAAATAATACATTATCAGATGCTAAGGGTTATCACAAATCTCTTTACACAGCTATGAACGCTGACGCTGTTGCAAAACACTTTTACGACCAAGGTAAAGCCGATGCTATGAAAAATAGTATTGCCAAAGCCAAGAATGTGGATATGAACCCAAGACAAGCTCATGGTGAAATTAAAACAGGTGGTACTAAGTTTAAAGTGTTAGGTGATAATTCTTCTGATTTTAAGTTTAAGATCAAAAACAATAAATTTAAAAAATAACAATTAAAACATATTAAAATATGGCAATTACAGGAGTAACGGCGGGTGCATTGACACCATCGCCAAGAGCACAAGCGCTTGCTTCAAATTACATTGACTTCGCTACAGCGGGTTCAAGTGATGGATGGGCGCAACAATATTTACCAGACCTTATGGCGGCGGAAGCTGAGATTTTTGGAAACAGAACTCTTTCAGGATTTCTTTCACAAGTAGGGGCTGAAGAGTCTATGACTTCTGATCAAGTAGTTTGGTCAGAGCAAGGTAGATTACATTTACATTACAAAAACTGTACTGTATCAACTAACACTATTACTATGGTTAATGAAACTGATGGTAACACATCTGTTTCAACTCATGCGGTACGTGTAGGTGATATGGTATTAATTTCAGATGCTGGTGCAACTATTCAAGCATTTGTTTCTGCTATAGCGGCTGATACTATTACTGTTCTTCCTTACAAGCACGCGAATATCGCTGGCGCTGGTGTAGCGAGTACAACTAACGTTAGTGTATTAGTTTATGGTTCTGAGTATGTTAAAGGAGCTGTTGGAAGAGCTGGAGCTAACGCGCCAACTTTCCAATCTTACACTAATAAGCCAATCATC